AGTATCAAACTGTGATGCCATTTGACGAAGCATTGTAGCTCTCTTGATAGCTGGATCTTGTACGTCCACACCCATAGCACCAGCTAAGCCACGACCTAAGTTACCTGTGTTCTTATAGATGTTATAGGATGTCTGTTGTTGAGGAGTCATCTGAGAGAACTGCAAAGCCTTCTGCTCAACCATTTGACGTTGCATTTCCTCAGGAGTACCCATGCCTCCAAATAAACCTTGAATTGACTGTGTAGCCATTATCTCTCCTTAAGATCTCTGAAAGTATGGATTAACTGTTTGTTGATAGTTAGAACTACCTCCAGATAGACCACTAATTAACTGACTAATAGGATCTGTTAAGCCACCTACTACAGCGTTGTTACGTTGCAACTGCAGAGCTGCTGCTTGTTGTGCTGCAGCATTCTGAATGTTAGCCGCTGCTGTAGAACCTGCTGTAATAGATGAACCCAATCCTAAACCTTGAGTCAAAGCATTTAAGCCTTGGTTCTCTAGGTTAGTAGCACCCTGCATATAGTTTGTATACGGAGCCAGAGCTTGTGTCTGCAAACCATAACCAGCACCTTGTAAGTTCAACCCACCAGTCATTAATCCTTGACCAAACTGTACTTGTTGATTACCGTAAGTCTGAGCATTAGCAGCCAACTGAGCATCTTGTTGTGCACGAGCATTCATTGCTGCTGCAATAGTAGGATTAGTAGCTTGTAAGCCAGGAGCACCTGCAGTGTATCCAGCCATCGTACCACCAGTAGCTAGACCCATACGTCCTTGCTGTTGTTGTTGGTTATACAACTGAGCCATCTGCTGTTCACGACCGGGAGCAAGTAATTGCTGTTGTTGGTTCATGTACTGCTGAGCTACAGCTTGAGGATTCTGACCAACATAGGATTGACCTAAGTTAAATAGTCCTTGACCAGCTCTAGTAATACCGGCTTGTTGTGCCTGTGCAGCTTGAGCTTGACCAATACCCACGCCACCTAATCCCATCAAGCCTTCACGCATTGCAGCTACGTCAGGAGCTACTTGATAACCTGCACCAGTTAACTGTCCAGTTGCAGGGTCATATTGAAAGCCTGACTTACCAAACCTTGTAGTAACTCCTACAGGACGGAACTGTGCAGCCTGTGCAGCAGCGTTAGCAGCGTTAGTGGTAGCATTAGAAGCTTGATTAGAGCTATAGATACTACCCGCAGTGCCCAGAAGAGGGGCAATTAAGTCTGTCCAATCAGGCATTAGTATGTTCCTCCGTCAACTGTTGCTGTAAAAGTACCAGAGACAGTAAGGTTTACTGCAGTGGCTGTTCCTGTTAATGCACCGTTATTAGCATCAGGTTTAGAATTCACTGCTGAAGCAATGTTATCAAACTCAGTGTTAATCTCAGTACCTTTAATGATCTTGCTAGGATTACCTGTATTTAGGCTATCCTTGACTGCAAAGTTAGTTGCTTTTGAATAGTTGCTCATTATCGTGTCTTCCCTGTCTTAACATAGACATCAAGTTTCTGAATGGATATTGACTTATTAAATACACTGGTTTCAAAGCCAAGTTGAATAGTTTTGCCTGAACCACCAATGTTAATAATCTTATTGTCGAAGGCTGAACCACCATACTCACCAATGTTATATTCAGCTATGTTGTATTCAGCTATAGAAGCATTGGCTAAGTCAAACTGTCTAGTGTTTAAAATATCACTGTAATCAAAGCCAAATTTTAAAGTAATTGAATAGCCACCGCCACCAATAATTGTTACGCCTACCTTTTTCATAATCTTAATTACAGTAGGTGACTGGAAGTCAAAGTAGTTGGTATAGTATCTCATCAAGTATGTGTTAGCATTGTCTTTGTAGCCATCATACTTACCAATGTAACCAGACCTGCCCACTAATAAGTCTCTATTACGAGTATACTTAAAAGCTGTTGGAACTAATCCATCCCATGTTGTAACTCTATTAGCTCCGTTGGGTAGTGGTGCTCTCATGTCAAAACAGTACACTAACTGACGAGTTGGTAAAGTTAATAGATAAAAAGCTTCCTTATCTGAGTATATGGCTTTAATATCAGCTGCAGTCTCTTGACTAACTTCCAAGACAATATCATCACGTACATTGGCACTGATGTCTCTCATTGGTGCTGACTTCTCTTGAATGGTACGCATCAATGAACGTACACCTGAGTCAGACAAGAAGATTACATCACCACCTGTGGCTACTACTGAGTCTCTAGCTACACAACCAATACCTGTAATTGCATCTGACAATGTAAGATTATTAGGGTCTGTAGCATTAGAATAGATAAGAATCTGCCTACGACCAAAGACAATCAAGAAGTTATTATGTGCAGCCAGTGAAATAATCTCATCAGCACCGTTAGGCCACACTTGAGATACATCCAATGTACCAGCTGTACCTGTACTTAACACATGACCTGATAACAAATCTGAGAACTGTATAGTACTCTTAACTGTAGCATTATTAGCACTCCATGTACGACCATAAGCACTGATAACTGTGTTGTTATTGGACACTGTAGCTACATAGCCAGCCTTCTCAGATACACGCCTAAATGTAGTTGAGCTAACTGCAGGATCAAACACTAAAGGATCATGTCCAGCTTGATAGAGGTATAAGACACCATTCAACGGAGCCATCTGCCAGTTACTGTCTGTGATTGTAGGGGCTGTACCGCCACCTCCGTAGGTTAACAATGATAATGTTGTACCTACCAACTTAAACAACTTATTGTTACCAGCAGCAATAATGTATGAATTACCTGCATTATCAATTAGCTCACCAAGAGCTTTAACGTCAGCAGTGCTTAAATCACTATTAGCAACGTGAGATGTAGTCCATCCCTTACGAGCACCAATACGTCCAAACTTATCAATCACACAGTTATTAGCCACAGTAGCATAGCCAGCCTCTAAAGAGACTGAACTATCCTGTGTATTCAACCCCATGAATCCCGGAGCTGCTACAGTTGTGGTTAAGATTTTAGCTACCATTAGACATCAACCCAAGTAGTTTCTTCATCATATCTGTTACGCTCAATAGCTACAGCATCTGCCAAAGCTAAGCGATATTGTTGATAAACCTCACTAAACCCTGTTCCACCATCTTCACCTCGTTCACCAACAGCTTTAGCGTAGGCTAACATCTGTACCAAGTGTGCTGGAACCTTTAAAGTATCAGAACTAGTTGTTAAATCAGCTTGAGGAATAACTAACTCAAATCTTAATGAGTACTCACCGTCTGGACGAGGCCAAATATCTACCTGAGTATCATCACCAGAGATACCGCTGTAGTTGTAGTACACTGGAGCTGCACTCTGTACGTTACCTAAGTAATACTGTCTATTCATCCAGTTAGTAGCTACAGCCCTCATAGGTACATCTTGAGTGTCATTTAAGACATCTACAGTACGGAACCTCTGACCTGAACCTGTCAGTGTATAGTTACGAGTACTAGCCACTGTTGGGATTACAATAGTCTGTGTGAGGACATTCCAATCGTAGGCATCCTCAATCTCTCTCTTAGCATCATTAACAAAGACACCTATAAGGGAACTATAAGGAGTATCACTAACTGACGATACTTCAGTTTCCCTCAAGCGTATCAATACGTTGTTTACCAACTGTAAATATGTCGTAGCCATTAATATTCCTTATATCTTTGTATACTATAATAACACACTTTAGTGTTAATGTCAATACTTTTTAGACTTCTTTTTAGCTTTATTAGCTTCTGACATGGCAATAGCAATGGCTTGGTTACGAGACTTCACCACAGGGCCACCTTTACCACTATGTAGAGTACCTTCTTTGTACTCACCCATAACCTTCTTCATCTTGTTCTTAGCTGTTCTCTGACCACGTGTAGGCATAACCATAATTATTTTCCTATCAATAAAAGATTTTAACTGTAATAGAACCTGATGTAAAAGCTGTTACGTTAGCTCGTATATAAGGTGTTGGTGTTGCAAGCGTTACAATACCATCAGCTGTTAATGCTGTAGCGATTGTAGCCCATGTTGTACCGTCTACAGAGCCTTGAACAGCCACTGTACCGATAGTAATACCTGAAACTTGTATATGAGATGGTACTGCACCATCTGTACGAATTCCAAGTGAAGCACCTGTGGCAGATACGCCACTTAAAAGAGTTGCCAATGCCATAGTTATTTTACTCCATGAAATTTATTGTCAATAGCTAAGTAAATAGCCCCGAAGAAAGCACCTATAATAATGATAGGTTTCACAGCTTTAGCGATCCATTCAAGTACCATAAAAGCACCTGAAGCAGCGTTAAAGGCTTTGATTACGTGTTCTGTATTCTTCTCTATGTTGTCTACCTTGGACTCTACAGCCAGTAGACGCTCATAGATGTGTTCGTGAGTTACTTCATCTTTCATCATGGTGCATTAGTTACTTCAGCAACAGTAGGCCAAGGAACTGGTAATTGAACCACTAAAGGGTTAATTTGTTCTTGTAACGCATTATTAACTGATGCTTCTGTTGCATTTTGATCTACACCACCAACATTCCAAACCCACCCCAAAACTTGGGTTTCTGTCAAATCAACGTAAGAAATGTAGTCGCTTTCAGGCTCTGGAAAAGCAGAAATTCCAGACATTGATGCCACAAAACCATCTTGAATTCCACTGCAAAGCCATTTAGCGGAAACAACAATCCCCGTGTTTGGTTGACTTTCTAGTGAAGTAATAGTCCATTTAATCATTTTAATTCCTTAAGCAACTGATATACAACGCCATTTTGAAGTGGCTGCGTTCCAGATAAAACTAACATCAAGACGGTTGGTTGTTACTGTTGTAGTTGGTAACGACACTGTCGATGCTTCAAATGAAGCACCCCAAGCAATAGTTCTTGCTGCAGTACCTACAATATAAATCAACAATCTTTGTCCATCAGTCGGTGTACCCGTAAGATTGGTTGTAAATGAAGTTATGTTTACAGCCTGTGCAGTTAAACCATAAACATCAGTTGTATCTGTGTTTATAGATGGCGTTGCATTTGATGTAGTTGTTACTACTCTA